GGAGATTCGCCAATTGACGCTCCTGTATAAAATCCTGCTTTACGCAACTGTGTTGATTCTACTTGTATATCAATTGTGCCGCCGTCGCCAACTTTAGCTTTTGCGTAGTATGTAAATGTAGTTTGTGAAGGAACTTCAGTAAGAATAAATGCGCCTTCGGCTCTAGCAACTCCAACAACACTTTGATTAAGTCCTTTAACTGTAATTGCATCGCCTGCAATAAATCCGTGTGCGCCAACTGTAGTAATTGTAATAAGTGATGCACCCACTCCGCCGGTACCTGCTGAACTATCTGTTCTTACTAAAGTAGTATCAGTTTCTGTACCTGGAATTTCGTACACACTTGGATAGCCGCGCATTGTAGCAATAGCACTCCACTTAGTAGGCTGTAGTCCGTACTCAAAGTCAGCGTCTAACATACTTACAGGAGGAGCAATACGCATACGCTCAATTGCGTCTGTACCAAATTCGTACGGTCTTACTATAAGCTCGTCTGTGTCAATAAATATTTGTAGCTCGTCTGTAGATAATGCTGTTGCTGTAGAAAAGTTTAGTTGTAACTTAGTAACTGCGTCAGTTACTTGTAAGTATTTTTTAAAGTCTTCGTCTGCATAAAACTGTTCGCCTGATGTTCCAACATATCCGCGGAACGTTTCTGTGAAGCCGCCTTTAAGTGTTTCGTTAAAGGTATATATTACTTCGTTAGCCGAAGTGTTTGTAACTAGTAGTATGTCTGAGCTATCATAGTTACCAATAAACTTAACATACCCAACACCAGTGTCTACAAATGTTGGTATTGCTGTTAATCCTGTTGTAATTGTATTAACAACAATACTAACTAATTCGTCAATTCGTGTAGTTGCTGTTGAGCCTTCGTATACTTTTGTAGCATCAGTAACTTGAGCAACAAGTCCTAATTTAGCGTAAGTTATTTCTGGTAAAACATAATCAGTAATTAAGTCACCAATAAATGCATGTGTGTCAATTTCTGGAACTCTGTTACCGTCAACTTGTGCTGTTTCTCCATCCCAATATTTTTTAGCATATGTAATAGTCTTACTGTTACCGCCATAACGTAAATCGTACAAGTATGCAGTTAAAATATATCCTAAGTCTCTTTCGCACTTTGCTTGATTGTATGTGTATGTAGATACCCAACACACTGCGGCAACTATTGCTGTTTTGTTAGTGTTAATAGCCGCATGTGCCGCTTGTATAGTTGCACTTGCCCAAGTTACGGCAGGTAATGTTCTAGTTAATGCATCTAAGGTACTAGTACCAGTTTCGACGACATCTTTAACTATATTAATAAAGCCAGAACAAAGCAATGCTTCAGTAGTTGTTGCATTAGCACCAGCTGTATTTTGCGTTTCAGTATTAGATGCACTTGATGTTACTGTTTCGCCTTTTACAACTTTTTCAATAACTGTTTTTAAGTGCCCGTACGCCGCTACTGTTACTGCTTGGTGAGCGGCTGTAATTCCAGTGTTTCCTGCTGCCGCATAATAATTAAAGAACTTGGCACTGTCGTAACTTGCCATATTACCACCGTACAACACATCATATGTTGCGGCTCTTAGTGCATACTTTGTATCTCTAGTACATTTAGCGACATCATGATCAGCTGCCGGATAATTTGCAACAACCCATGCATTTACTTCTGCTGCCATATATGATAAGTTTGCAAGTATTTGATCTTTGGCTGCAATATTAACGGCAGTAGCATCTGTTGGATTAGTATAAATTGGTGCGTCTGCGGCAGATCTAGTGTTTTGTGAAATATCATTTACTTCAACAAAGAATGCATTTGATCTTGATACTGCTGTCGAGTCTGCGGCTACGTCTGTAAGTGCGGCAACTGCTAACTTTGCTCTAGTAATTGTTCTAAAAACTGTATTAGACAAATCTAAACTATTAGCTTGTGCAATTCCTAAAAAGTATGCGTTATAGGTTGTCCCTAAAGCTACATCAAATGCAACTCCGTCAATCATGTACCCTATATCTCGTTGGCACTTTACAGAGTCAACAACTTCTTTGTTAAGATATGCAACACTCTCCGAAAGCAAAAATGCTTTGTTTGCATTAAGCAATGAGTATGCGTTAGGGTATAGGTTATCTGAATATCCCATACCTGGTTTAAATTTGTAATTATTTATTCTCTTTTTTGCCACGTTCTAAATTCCTAGTGCGATTGCAAGCGCCGTTGCGGTTGAGTCTACATACTTTTTATTACTTATGTCAGTATTGCCTGTAGGATCACTCGTTACGGAAGCTGTAGTAAATGCCGCTGTTGATGGAGTATTTGCACCTATTGTAGTGCCGTTTATTGTTGTTGATGTTAATGGAATTGTAGATCCAGTAGGTGCAATAATTCCCAGTTGGACACCATTTATAACTACTTCTATCTTATTACCTGCATCTAAAACAATGTTTGTTCCTGCTTTAAATTGAGCAACACCTAATCCATTTGCGTTAATGCCTGTTGCTGTTAATGTGCCGCCGACAAACATATCTTTAGCTACACTAGCTCCGCCTGCAACAACTAAACTACCTATGCCAACTTCAGTTGAGTCAGTTGTTGCATTTACTGCTAGTGATTGTAATGCAGTTGAACCAGTTACAACTAAGTCACTAAAACTACCAGTGCCTGTTACTACTGGGTCAACTACTGTAATAGTACCCTTAGGTGTGCCGTCTGCATCACCGTAATAAAGTGTGTCTGGTGCGTCTGCAGGAACTGAAATTACAACTTTACCTGTTGTTTTTCCTTGTGCAGATACTCCTGTTGATATAACATCGTTTACTGCGGTGTGTGCAATACCTGTGTTATATAAAGTTGTGCCGTCTGTGTTTATTAAGTTAAAGGTTACTGTGGTTAATGTAAGTGTAAAGGAATAAGAAGTTCCTCTTGTAAATTCTATAGTAGGATTATCTGTTGCCGCTACTGTAAAATCGTCACTAGCTAATCTAAAATTACCAGAAACTTCAGTAGCTGAGTAATCACCTGACGTACTAGAGCTACTTCCGCCAACATATGCTAGAGAGGTAACAACAACATTTCCTGCGTTATCAACAGTAAATCCGGGGCTTTTATATCCAAACTCTGATTCAAACTGACGGTATTCTATAGCCACTTAACATGTCTCCAATTTAATATATTTATCCACTTAGGAGTGGCTACGGAAATACGTTGCCGAAAAGAATGCCTTTGCACCTTTATCTGCGACTGTTTTAGGGTTTAGTATAAGTTGTACATACGAATTAGTAACACTTGTTGTAATACTAACTATGTCTCGTGCTGTACTTGCCCTTCCATATACTACTACTGATGCTGTATCCGGTGAAGCTGTTAATAACACCTTAATTATTTCTTTAGCATCTTTGCCGCTTTCTACGTTAATAGTATATTCAGCAGAGGAAAAATCGCCCATGTGCCATTCATCAATAACCAGGTCGCTTTGGACTTCTTTCCACATACCCTCATATGAAAAGTTTATTCCACCTTTCAATAAGACTGTGTTTCGAAGTCCTTTTTTTAGAAATTTAGTTAAATCCATTATAGTATCCTAATATCTACAATGTATTTATCGCTATTCTTTATTGGCGACAGTTACAAGTTTGCCAAATTCTGGCAAATATAAGTATTCTATATCACTACTCTTTAGTGTCCAAATAGCATCCTCTAAAGTTTCAACAAGTGGCTCGCCGCCTAAGTTAAAGCTAGTGTTGAATATTATTGAACAACCTGTCTTTTCTTTAAACGCTTTGATTAACTTATAGTAGTTAGGATTCTGCTCTTCAGTTACTGTTTGTATTCTGCAAGTTCCGTCAACATGTATAATACTAGGTATCTTTTCTGCAATGCCTGGTTGACAGTTAACAGCATACATCATATGTGGACTATCTTCCATGCCACGTAGATCAAACCATTCGTGTACATCTTCTGCTAGAATAGAGCCTGCAAACGGTCTAAAGTATTCGCGGTGCTTAACATCATTAACATAGTCTTTGCCGTCTTCAAATGTAGGATCAAATAACACGCTTCTGTTACCTAATGCACGTGGACCGTTTTCACTTTTTCCTTGGAACAGTGTAACAATATTCTTTTCAGTCAATAACTTAACAATGTCCTTATCTGTTGCGTCGGTAATAGTTACTCCGTCTACTGTAGTCTTATCAATAATATCTTTTTCAGTATAGTTATTGTCAGGACCTAAGTACAACGATTGTGTTTGTACAACTTTTGAATCTTCTTCTAAGCCGTACCAAAACATCATTGCCGCGCCCATTGCTGTTCCTGCATCATTACTTACTGGTTCAACATATACTTCAATGCCTTCGTCTTTAAGTGCTTCTAAATAATGATAATTAGCAACACAGTTTAATCCGTAGCCGCCGCTTATTACTACTTTCTTTTTACCAGTTAGTTCAACAGCATTTCTAATCAACTTTACAACTTGATCTTGTGTTTGCGTTTGACACGCATATGCCATGTCGCGTCTACTATCTAACAACGTTAAGTCGTCTTTAGTTTCAAGATGGTTAACTTCATTTAAGAACTGATATATTCCGCTATTTACTATTGCTCCGTTTGGATAGTTAGGAACAATTACATTTCTATTTGATAATGGGTAAATTGACTCTTCGTCAAACAACTTAGGTATAGCATCATTAGGCTTACCATATGGAAATAATCCCATAGTTTTTCCAGCTTCTATTCCGCTCCATCCACAGTATTGTGTAACTGCTTCGTACACTTTAACAATGCCAGCTCTATCACTTACTATAGCATCATGCATTTTTCCGTTTTCGCCAAACATGTCTGATGGCATGTTTGTTAGTCCACCAGGTATTGGTTCTCTAGTACCGTATACTTTAAATTTAGTATCGAACTCTGCAGGGTAATCACAGTCAATAATACTTTCAACTTCCCAACTCATTACTTGCTCATTATTAATGCTTAACGGTATAAATGTTCCAGCACCGTCTACAATTACACTTACTGCACTATCAAAGCCACTCCTATAAAATGCACATGCAGAATGTAGCTTGTGGTGCATAAATGCTAGATCAATAACTTGAGGATGATCATAAGATGTGTTATTTGACTTTTGATCAATTAACCCTAACTTACGTGCTAATCCAGTATACATATCATCACCACTATAGTCAATTTTGCCAGCAGTTTCTTTTAACGGTTGTGTATGTGCAACTACTAAGTAGTCAATTTTATCAGTATAGTCTAAAATCTTAACCATACTTGCAAATGGCCCGCCATCATACTTTTGCCTAGACAACCGTTCTTCTTCAATAGAAAATACAACTTCGCCGTCTTTAAGTAAACATACACCACTGTTGTGGCCTCTTGCTATTGCCGCGATCCAAATTGGTTTCTTGCTCATTTAAAATCCTCTGTATCTGTTACCTTGCCACTCGGACAAGTTATTATTTATTGTTTCACAAAATAAATCAAAATCTCTGTGAGTCTCTTTATACATTGTGTTAACTTTATCTATCCAAATTTCTGTTTGTTTGCTTAAATCCTGGCTATTTTTAAGTTTTGGTTTAACGTGTGTTTGTAAATATTCTGCATGTTGGTCTATGCTGGGATGTCTGTCAATAACAAATACACCTTTATCATTAAATTTAAAATGAGGCAACAAACTATTCCATGCAGTACTTCCTACTGGAGCAATCCATTTATCATCTGCTTCGATTAGATCTTTGTAGATAGCTAGTTCCGGCATGTCTTTCCAAATATTATTAGTAGTACCTAATTCGCCCGTATTACTATCTGGATAATCTGAGTTCATTTTTGCAATGTCACCCATACTAGTCATAAACCAATTACAACCTGTACTTTTTAAAAATCCTTGAGCTAACGAAATGTTATTCAGCATATGCATTGTATAGCTTGATTCATCCCAAAATGTTTTAATCCAGTTATCAGTATACATCTTTGCATTAATGTAATTAAATAAACTTCCGCAAGTTTTCCAACCCACTCCGTGATTACATCCTTCTCGACGATTGTCAGTAGTATGATAATCGTTTCGCAAATGACTAGTCCATTGTATAATTACAGTATCGGTTGACGTGAGGTTTTCTCTTGCATGTAGTTCAACTAGGCGTTCGCATATTGCTCTATTACCTAGTCCTGGATATCCCCAATTTTCATAAGTATCATATTCGGTTCCTAGCATGTCTGCCCAACTGGGCCACGCATAGTTACTAAAACTGCATCCTAATACAAATAGTCGAGACATTACTCAGCTATTGCTTCGTCAAATACTGCGTCAACAGTATCATCATCGTCTATAACTTTAGGTTGTTGTCCTGTACCTACTTCTGGCTCTTCGTCATCATTACCATGTATTAGTGTACCTTTAACGACTCCTACTACATACTCAATAATTTTATCATCCATTGCCATTAAACTTTCGTTATGTCTATTAGTTGATTCTTCTTGTGTAATACGAATTGGATCGTAAATTCTATTAGATTGACCTAAGTCTAAAACATTAAAGTTTTCTGTGTCTGGATATGATACATTTATTGGAAAAGTAGATCCATGTACCGCAGTAGTAGTTGTACCTACACAATAAGCTAAGTGTTGTCCTACACTATCGCATCCTAAGAAGTGATCAGCATATTTAATCATTGATGCCCACTGCCTAATATTTAATCCTTCCGGCATAGCTATTTCACTTTTTAAGCCTTCGCCTTTGAGATCAATTTTAAGTTCGCTCATCATAACAATAGCATAATCTTTTTCTAAATCTTTTAGCATCATCTTTAGATCTTTAAATTCAAAACTTCTGCCAGTACTATCTATCGGAGTGTCGTCATTAATTTCAATGCCGCGACCAAACGGTTGTATTATTAGTAGTTTGTCTTTTTTAATTTTTGTTTTAACTTCGTTGATTAACTTACGTCCTACAAGTAGTTCTTCTTTACTAAGTTTCATTGTAGGTTTAGGTAAGTCTCTAATACCTTTGCCATTTAATTCAATGTCAAACGCTTGTGCTAGACTACATTTCTGATTGTAATATTCCCAAACTCTATAAGGCTCTGGATACAGCACATCTCTGTTTTTTAGAACATCTTTAAATAAGTTTTTATGCCAAGGGTCATATGCCCTAGCGTCTAGTGTTGGGTGTCCTTTGAACATGTCTGTGCCACCTTCGCACACAATTACAAATTCAGTATCTCCGGACTCTTGTTCGTATAATTCTAATGCGGGTATGGAACACAGCATTCTGCCTGCGCCACCATTTAAAAAAAATGCTTTTGATCTTGTTGTCATTTTACTCTCTTACTCCATAAAAAAAGACTGGGTCTACTAGTATATATCAAGCATACACTAGAGACCCAGTCGTTACTGGTTTAAGAGTTGTACTATTTAACCTGGTAAATCTGGTAGTTCAAAGTAAGGAAGTGGTTCTGCTGGAAATGGTATTTTCCAGTGATTAATTCCGTCATATCTTACATCTGCAACTACTAGTTTAAGCCATGCTGAATGATTAACTAATGTTGTTCTGTCTGCATCTGTCATCGCTTGGTTGCCTGTATCAAGTAAGGCTGCGTCAATAGTTTCGTGTTGTGCTTTACAACCATCAAGTACTGACTGTCTAGTGTTAACATGCGTTCTCAATACAGGACCTGACCAGCCATCTCCGCCTATATCATTAAGAAGTGATTCTGCCCAATGTAAATGTGCAAGCATGCCAGTTGTGCCTTCGTACTGGTGTGTCCAAGTCCACTCATTGCCGGCTGCGTCTTCAAGATTTTCTTCGTAATCTGCAATATCTGCATGAGTATATTCATGTGTAACATATGCACAATACATTGCATGAGTAGCACTAGTTGTTGAATCAACTACAACGTAATTATATTCGTCTCTGTCAAAGAAGCTTGGATCAATGCTACGGTCGTCAGCTTTATCTGCTCGTCCGCCTTCTCTAACTTGAAAATCGTCTTTATCAATTTGCATCATTACATACCTAGGTCCGGTATATTCACAATCAAATGATTCGTTACTCGTAGTTGCCTGCGAATATGGTTCGTCCGGTAAATTTACCGTAAATGTTTGGTTAGCCATTTTATTTTGTTCTCCGTGTTAATACTTATATAAATTATGTTGCAACGAATCTAATCTTGATTATTGCATCACCGCCTGCCCATCCGTTATCTCTAACGCCTGAACAAGGCTTTGCCGCTGGTCCACCATGACCATGTGGAACGTACATTGTACATCCCTGTGTGTCGTAACAACCGCAGATTCTGACACCGTCCCAACATTCTGTCCACGAGTGTCCAGAATTTGGCATTCTGCTCATTGAGTTTAATGCTTGAATGTATCCCGAGAAGCCCATTCCGGACCAGTCTGAATATCCACTGTCGCCTTCATTTTGATATGTTACAACGCCGCCATCGGCAGAATGATAGCCTGGAGGAATAGCAACATGATCCGTTGTACTACAGTTACAGTTTGGATAGCAATGCCAGTATGTGCTACAACTAATATTACCCATTTTATTTTGTCCAGAATCTCCGCCGTATGCACATGCACACCAAGCACCTGGACAGTGATTGCATATAAGTCCACAATATCCACTGTATTGTGTTCCACAATATCCGTTTGCCATCAAACAACATCTTCGTGCTGGACTTGATGTACAAAAACTAACTCCTGATCGTCCGCCTTCAGCACATATACATCCGTTTGCGCCAGCGGATTGCCAACATACCATTCCCGCTTCTGAACAACCTCTGTTACATAAACTACCGTTTCTACAGCTCTTTCCTGCATGCATACATATCCAACAACCTGTATCCACTGCCATGTTTGATCGCTTAACATATGCTCCTGAGTTACCAGGTAGTGTTGCTGAACAACAGCACATTCTCGATCCACTTCCGCCTGCTCCGATAACTTCAAGCTCAACAGTTCCTGCGCTCGGTGCTATCCAACAGTGACATCCACTAAAGGTAGTATAATCTGCAACTGTAGAAAATGCCCACATCTTGCCTTTTTCCAGATTGTCTTCCGTCGGTGCGGGCGATCTCACTGCTAATATTGATTGTAATGTTGCCATTCTTTGCTACTCCTAACTCTCTATAAATTTAATTCTAACTGCACCCATACCGCCTCGATGGCCGTGGTCTCTAACACCTGGACAAGGAAATGGTCCGTGACCTCCTACACCGTACGGTACGTTACTTTGACAACCGTTTGCGTTATAGCAACCGCAACTTACATCACCTCTGAAACATGCTTTCCAAGGAATACCAGTACCTGGTGTTCTGCCGGCGCCTGCAAGCATAGCAATTGTTTGTCCCATGCCTTGTCCGCTCCACTGTGAGTAAGACGAGCTCTCCCCGCTTCCAAAGCCAACTATGCCGCCGCATTCTGCAATCATTCCTGGAGGAAATGCAACATATGATCTCTGCTGACATATGCAAGATGGGTAACAACCATGGAACCCAACACAGCTTATGTTGCCACATCTATTTACATCGCCGCCGTATGCAATTGCATCCCAATGGCCACTACATTGATTACAAACCAATCCACAGTTTGGACCATTGTTTGTTGTACAAAATCCGCCAGCTAAGAAACAACAATACATGGCAGGCGATGTTGAGCAATAACTAACGCCGCCTTTGCCACCTCTTGCACACATACAACCATTTGTTGATGTACTTTGCCAGCACACTGTTGTAGGTTCTGAACATCCTCTAAAACATAATGCATCAGAGTTGCCACAAGCAAAGCCAGTACAAGCATACAAATATTGACTTGATGTCATTGTAATTGATTTCTTTGAATAAGATCCTGAGTTACCTGGCAATCCGCCACCACAACAGCACATCTTTGCGCCACTGCCGCCTGCACCCCATATTTCTATGTCTGCTACGCCAGTTGCTGTAGGACACCAGCACCAACACTTACATGCTTTGGTGTAAGTATTGCCTTCTGCAAAACTATAAATTCTGCCAGATTCGAGGTTGTCTTCCCCGCTGGACGGAAGTTTCGCTTTTAATAATGTTTCTAATGATGCCATACCTAATTTCCTTTAAAATACCTATTGTGCTTATACTGCGCCAATGATCCAACCGTACGTTGTACCACTATAAATTAGTGAAACAATTGCACCAGCTACGTCAATAACTAAGTCTTCAGTAGCTCCGTTAATCTTAGCACCGTTGCGTCCAATAGTTATATTATTTGATGATGCGTTACCGGCTATATCAATTATTTGTACAGTGTCGCCGGTTATTGCGCCTGAACTTACTGGTAGCGTAATAGTGAATGCACTAGATGCCATATTAGCAAGTATTCTATCGTTTACCACTGCTTGGTATGTGGTACTAATTTCTCTGGTTGTTGCACCAGCTGTACCTATTGTTGTAATATATCTTCCCATGGTTGTTTTCCTTTATCCTTTAATTACGCTGTTGAGGTCTCAATGCCCATGCATACCGCTGTTGCGTTTGCCGCACTACAATATGCTACTATGTTTTGTGTAGCCGCTAATACTATACCAGTTCGTTCTAGTACACCCTTAGCAAGTATTTCTACATCATATTCTATCCATTCAGCGTTCGTTGGTGTGCCGGATGCTGAAACTGCTATACGCATTGCTACGGCTTGGTTGCCTCTGTTAACAATGTTTAAACTAGCAATCGTATAAGTGTCTGCTGGTGCCGTATACACTGTTGTATTCGTTGCCGCACTCATATCGTTTGCGCCTAATCTTCCTGTTGCCATTCTTTTTTCTCCTTAGTTCAGTAAGAACATTTGTAGTGCTACTGGTGCACCTGCTATTCCACCTTTGAAGTTCACTACATTATTTATGTTAATTGTGCCTCCACTGGTAGTAGATATCTTGTTGCCTGTAATTTCAATTACACCTGCTGTTACACTATTTACGTTTAGTGTAGCAACACCACCACCAATTTGTGATGTAATGTAAGTTTTAATTGCTTTTTGTGTTGGTACAATGCTATCACTGTCAGCACTAAATGTACCGTCTGTACTAAACTCACTAATAACAGCGCCGTTGCCGCCTAAAGCAACACTACCTAGTTGTAATTCGTTAAGTCCAGATATATTAAACGCTTCAACGTTTAATGTAGCAATACCAGTTGCCTGTTCTACGTTAAATAAACCACCAACTCTAAAGTTACCATCTTGGTCTGTACTTGTATAAAATACTCGTCCGCCGCCAAAGTTGTTTGTTTCAACTGCTGGATCTGGAACTGATAACGGATCGTTTGGATAGTTAGTATTAGTAAAGTTACCTGTACCAATGTCTAAGAAGTCATGACCAGTTAAACGTACCTGGCTAAATCTTCTGCGTATTGTAATTGCATCATCATGCGGTGGGCGTTCTGATGCTAAAATTGCTGGACTTATTTGTAGTAACGCACTATATGGTCCGTTGCCTACTAAGCCTGTGACAGCAACTAACTTATACCACACACCAGACCTACTTGCTAATTCTACGTTTGATCCTTTTTGTGGATTTGTTGTTAAACCGTCAACTCTAATTTTAGTGCCAGTTTGTTTAATATCAGCGTAACCATCTCCGTCAACTGTTCCAGTAGCAGTAATGTAACCTGTACCTCTATTAGAGAATGTAGGTTGTGTAAGTACTGCGTTGCCAACTCGAACAGTATGTGCCATTTCAATTGTATTGTTAGGATCAACTAGTGTCATAACTGGCGGACTTGAAATACTGTAGCCGCTTCCTGGATTAGTGATTCTGACTTCAATAACCTTTTCATCTGATACTCTTGCTCTACCCCGTGCTTGCGTGCCACTAGCCGGTGCCGCAAATACTACTCTAGGTGATATTAAATATGCCGTAGTTGAGTCTAATGAACTTGCAATTGCAGTACCAATAACATGATCCCAACCAGCCGAGCCGTCTGAATCTTTAAACACAGTTGCTACCTTAGTTCCTGAATCATATGCTCCAATGAAGCCATATTGTCCAGCTCCAAGTCCGCTAGTAATGTGAATTGCCATTCCGTTATATGCACCTGTTGCATTAACGTCAGTAGCCGCTAAACTAATTTGCGTTGCATTGCCTGCTTGTGAGTTACTTGCAACTTCTTTATATCCGTCACCACCGTATGTTGCACTGTCTGAATCAATTTGTATTTCATACACGCCGCCGTTAACAATGTTAGTAGCACTAACTGCCGCTCCAAAACCGTCGCCTGCAAATGACCAACGTGTTGCCGCTCCAATTGTTTTAACATCAAATGTACAATCTGCCGCTCCGCCGCCACCTACTAAGCTATCAGCAACAGTAATAGTGTCGTTTTCTGCATGTCCAGTACCACCTTTAGTTACTGTAACAGCATAAGTGCCGTTTGGTTCAACTTGTAATGAAAATTCTTGTCCTGTGCCTGATCCCGAACTTGCTCCAACAATGTTATTATATGTGCCTTGTGTTCGAAGATTATCAAATCCACTAACTGTGTCAACAGTTAATATAGATGATGTTTGTTGTGTAGTGTAACCTAAACCAGCATTTAAATATTCAACTTGTAATATTTCGTTTGCTCCGTCAGTAAATACTGCCGCAACTTGTGCTTCAAGTTGTTGGTTATCAACTTTACCAAGAATTGGTGTTTCTGTAATGTCAACACCTTCAGCAACTGATCCAAAATCTCCGTAAGAGTTGTTACCGTTTGTAGCACGAACTTTACCACCTGACTCTGCAAGGTAACCTATATGACAATAGTACGTAAACACAGATACAAGCTCTGCTCTACCTAATTCTCTAATCCAAAATCCAATGCCGTCACTTAAAATCTGTGTGAAGTCGTTTGCAACAATACTATCGTTACCGCCGTTGTGTATTGATCCGTCAACTTTTAATCCAACACACGCTGTACCAAAGTTTGATACGTTTTGTACGTATGGAGATTTAGTTGTGATCCAACCTCTTGTATCATCTGGTCCCCAACCCGGGTCAAGACTAACAAATGCTCCTGCACTTGGACGCTTAGTTCCGTATGCATTACCACTACCTAGTGTACCTAATAATCCACTTAATGAACAGTTTCTTAAACCTGTACCATTACGCATGTAGAACATGTCTTCTTTATTATTATTTGCTACTGAGTTTATATAGTAACGACCCATGCTAAACACATTATAGTTAGAATTATATATTAAGTCTATTTTAACAGCATCTAAATATCTGTTGACATCTCGTGTACAAGCTGTTATACTATAACTGTAGTCTGCATATGTAGCCGCAATATAAGCATGAACTTCTGCAATCATATATGCTCTGTTTGCTTCTAATACTTCTACAGCATATGTATAACCTGTAGTTGCATTTGGAACGTTTGAACCTCTAAATGCAGGTACTGTACTGTCACCGGATGCTCCGTTTACACCGTAATCAATATAGTCAGCTAATTCAGTAAATAGGTTTGATGCATATGCACCTGCTGCCGATGAACCCGCTGGGCGTGTTACTACTTGTGTTACACTATTACCAGTTGACTCAGTAACGTTACCGTTTGTTATAATTGTTGATGCTATTGCCGCAAGTCGTGTTATTGCCGCAACACTCTTTGGCACATCTTCTGATGCTGTTACTGTAGCTGCCGGACTAATTTTAGTTGAACGTAATTCGTCACCTACAATAGCTGTGTCTTCTGGAACTCTAATTGGAAGGAATTCGTAATACTGTCCAGTTTTAACAAATACTGTTTTGCCAGCTCGCTGTGCTACTGGAACACTGTTAGTGTTACCAGCTGTAATTACCGCTGTTGTTAGACCAAGTAAGTGTCTAGCAGTTGGAAGTACGCCTGGGCCTGTAACTGCATTTTCAGCAGATGCAACCCACAAGTGAGCCGCTGTTTGACTTGATACTCCTACGTTAACTGTAATAGTAGTTGACGATATTGCAGTAATTGTTCTAAATGTTCCTGCTGCCGGATCAGTACTTCTAGGATAAAAGTGATTAGTTGCATGACTATCTGAAGCACATGTAAACGTTAACGAACTTTCAGCAATGCTAACAGTTCCGCCTACTTTAAACGGATGCACTCCGATAGTAAGTACTAGTACGCCCGAAACTGGAGCATAAGTTGCCGCAGTTGGTTTATACATTGCACTTTGCGAGCTTACTAGTGTAGCTGGCGTTAATTGTGTAATTGGTGTACTTACACTGTTTAATCCTTGATAGTTTAATGCTGGAGCAGTTTTCTCCATTACATGCGATACAAGTAATTTAAGATAATTAATTGCCGCTACTGTTTGGCTTTCTTGTCCTGCTACTTGGCTCGTTGAACCTACAAAATATGCTAATGCGGCTAACCTAGATCTAACGTTTCCACCGTGACTAATATCCCATGCAATTGCATCAACTAGCTGTCCAGTGTCTCTTCGACATGTTTCTTTAGTATACGTAAAGCCACTAGTAAACGGAGCAATGTTGTTAGCAACTTGGTAGTCAATCCATTCAACTACTTCAGCTTGCATAAATGCTCTGTTTGATGCTAGTAACTCTCTAGTTCCTGCTTCAAATGAACCCTTTTCAATTTGTTCGCATGCAAATCTTACAGTCTTAAACGGTCTGTCTAATGTAATACCATAGTCCGGAGCTTCTCCGTCAACACCTTTGTTATAATCACAGTAGTAAACATGATTAACAAATCCAAAGAATGTCCATTCTGGTGCATTTGCATCGTCATTAACTTTTAATACTTGACCAGGTTTGCCAATTGGCAATCTCGCTGGACCCGTGCCGCCATAATAAAGTAAATCGCCTGCTGTAGTTAAGTTTCCTGATTCAGCACCACCTGACATAAAGTTCCAATATGTTCCTGGACCGTCATTAGCTGGATCATTAACACCTGTGTTTGAAGTGTGTGCTAGTATACAAATGTATGCGTTTACGCCTTGCGTTACAACATCACCTGCGTCATATAACGTAGTGTTAGTAAATGCTGATTTCCACGCCGCACCTTCGTTTAATTTTTCCCAATATGTTGTGTTTGGAGGACGTTGACCATTTGAGTTTGCCGTAGCTAGGTATGTGTAACCACCTAAACGAACTACGTCACCTGTTCTATAATCTTGTGAACTACTATCGTCTCCGTAGTCTCCACGTAAGTTAAATCCAGTTACAAACACTGCCCAATCTGAGGCTTGTTCTGCTGGCTTTTTCTCTGTGTTATTAGTTTTAGCAACATATGTATAACCGCCATATGTTACAATATCACCTGGCTGATACTCTGAGTACGGACCCCAAGTATCTTCAAATTCTAACCCTGCAACAAATATAGACCAATTAGATTCATCTAATCTTAAATTCTGTGCTGTTGCATTTGATGTGTGATGTGTTGTACAAATCCATGTACCGCCCGAATCCTTTACAACATCGTTAATTTTATAGCGTGTAGCATTTTCCCACTCGCCTAAGTATTCAATACCTTTATGAAAGTAATCCCACTTAGCTTGGTCCGCTTCTAATCCAAGAGTAATAGTAGCTGCCGATGTATGACCAGTTTTTGTTCTGTAAACTTGACCACCATACCTAGCCAAGTCACCTACACGATATCTAGTATTAATTGCCCAGTCTGCTTTCCAGTCTTGGCCATCTGACATTATATCCCACTTAGATTGGTCTAATTCTAGACCTGAACTAGTATTAGGAGCACTTACGTGATATACTGTACAGATATAAACTCTAGATCCATACTTAACAATGTCGTTAACTTTGTAACGATAGTTTATCGCCCAGTCAGCTTTGTAATCAAATCCTTCTGAGAATAAATCCCAATATGCCGCAGTACTGTCATCGCCTAAATTACTTTCAAGGCCGCCAATTGTATCATCATCTGATATATGACCAGTGTTACAAATATATAATTGAGCACCATACTTTACAACATCATTGATTTTGTAAACTGTTTGTACAGTCCATTCGCCTTTCCATGTTTGACCATCGGAAAATTGTTGCCACTTTGGTGTTGCATTATTTAGATCTAACATAAAATCTGTTTGAGCAATGTGCCCGACTACGCATATGAACGTCTTACCGCCATATCTTACTACATCGTCTTTATAGTAAGTGGTAGAAGAAGTCCATTCGTCTTTCCAAATAAACCTAATTCTACCTAATTTAAACTCTGCCATGGGTCACTCCAATGTTATTATTAGTATTTATCAAAACCCTAAACTCCTTAATCTTTCTTAATTGTGCTTGCATTAGAACGCTCCTCCTGCAAAGAATGCATGTGCTAGTAGGTTTCCGGCAATACCGTGTGGTACTCCCGGAGTTTCCGGATCGCCTTGGAAATTAACTACTACATCAAAGTTAATTGCTCCGTTAAGAGGAGTAAATATTTCATTTCCTTGAAAGCTAATATTACCTGCATTTAATCTGTTAACAGCTATGTCCGAGCCACCACTTGAAATACGTGACTTAACATATATACCAATTGCCTTTTGCGTTGGCACAATGTTATTAGAGTTTGCTGTAAATGTGCCGTCTGTACTAAATTCTCGAACAACTGCACCAGTACCACCAAGCACAACACCACCTAGACTCAGTTCTGATAATCCACTTAGATCAAAGAAACTTGCATTGATTGATATTGTACCCGTTGACTGCTCAACTTCAAATAATTCGCCAACTCTAAAGTTACCGTCTTGGTCTGTGCTTGTATAAAATACTCGCCCTCCGCCGTACTGTAATACTTCGTTATATTGTTGGGGTTCATTTACTGCATTAAATCCAAATGTATATAATCCAGGATATGCTGTGTCGCCAAAGTTACCAGAACCAATATCTAAGAAGTCGTGACCAGTAAGTCTAATTTGACTATACTTTTGTCTTAGTGTTACTGGAGAGCCATGTGATGGCGCTTCTGCTCTACCAAGTCCCGGACTAATTTGGAACTCGGCCTCATAATTAGGTGCACTGCCCGAATTTGATATTGTTTTAACAACATAGTAAGTAACTCCGTCAATTCCTGAAATAGCAATATTGTCGCCTGGTCCAGGTAATGCTGATAGTGCCGAAACTCTTAATGTATCTGTTATTTGTAAAATCTCTGCAAAACCATCTCCAGCAGTAATTGCGGCTGTAGCACTAAAGTATCCTGTTCCTCTAGATGTATAAGTTGGCCATCCAAGCACTCCGTCATTAACAGAAACGCTAGTTGTTACATCTAATGTAGCTTGCGGATCAAATACTGTAATTACCGGTGGCGTTCCTGTTTGATAATAACTTCCCGGGTTGCTTATAACAAACGCACCAATTCTATTACTACCTACAATTGCTATAGCTTCTGCTTTAGCTCCTGTAGCAATTCTTACGCCAGATGTTGTGTCAACAGCTACACTAATCCATATACCGTCATTGGCTGCAACACCAGTCCAGTCTTGTGCATCTGGAGTTAATTTACTTGTCCAAGCATATCCGTCTCTACTAAGTGCTACAATATCTGATAGTGGATTAGTTGATACAAATAGTCCTTGACTGTATGCAAGATCTCTCCATTTACCTGTTTCCATACTACCTGGATGCCAAACTATTCCGTCATAACTAACTGCTGTCGGACATGCTGTACTATCATCTTTTTCGCATATTGCAACAAATCTGTCATTACCATAAACTACTTTATTCCATTCTTGACTAGATGGTAGTGCAACTTCTGTCCAACTACTTGCGTCATCTGCACTGTACATTGCTTTGTTTCCGCCGCCTTGTATAATTACAAACTTGCCTGCACCGTACGCACAACTTGCCCAATCAGCAGTTACGCCTACATCAACCCCACTCCATGCTTGGCCGTTGTTTGTTGACTTTGCAATAGTTGTAGTTCCTGTACTATCATTTGTTCTAGCCACTGCAATTTTAATTTGTGAGCCAGCTTCTGTACTTCCTACTACATCGGACCAATCAGTTGATGTAGGTAGTGTAGCTCCTGTCCAAGCTGTTCCGTCTGTAGAGTACGCTACTTGATTTCCGTTTTCTGCAACAGCTATATATGTTCCGTTAGTAAAATCAACTGCTGTCCAATCTGCTGTAGAGGGTAAAGTTGCCGCGCTCCATCCTGTACCATCTGATGATACTGCCGCAACTGTTGTTCCCTTTGCAACAGCTACAAAGCCGTTAGTACCATAAGTAATAGCCGACCAAGGTGATGCACTTGGCATAGAACTTGTAGCAGTTGCGTATGTTGGTTCTGGAATATCAACTCTAGGTTCAACTACATAATAAGTACTGCTATCAAACGCAACTACATTTGGCATACCTGTAACGTGTTCCCAGCCATCTTCGCCGTTTGACTCTTTTTGTACTAGGGCCTGTTTTATATCTACCCTAAACGTTTTAATTTTAGCATACTGACCGGCACCTGTTCCTGCTGTAATTCTTACCCGCATACCTTCATACTTTGCTGGAGTTCCTGTGTCAGCACCCGATAGTACAATTTCAGTAGCATTGCCTGATTGGGCTTTGTTAGCTAAGAATTGATAATTTTGTCCGCCAATGAAGTTTGAATCTTCTTCTGATGCAAATATTTCACTAATGCCGCCTTGTCTAAATTCAGTGTATGTTGGATCTGCTCCGACACCAACACTAGTAATAGCCACTGTTGCGGTTGTATAATCTCGACCTGCATTTGAATAACCAAATCCATGAACATTATTTTGATCATTATACACTGTAGCAATTTGTGCTTCAAGACTTCTATTGTTTACAGTTGCACTTGCTGGTGTTTCAGTAATGTCATATCCTTCAGCAACTGAACCGTATAACCCGTAAGAGTTGTTACCATTCAATGCTCGAATTTTACCGCCGTCTGTAGCTAAGTAACCAATGTGACAATAATATGTAAACACAGATACAAGCTCTGATAATCCTTCACCGTTAACCCAATATCCGATGCCGTCACTTAAAATTTGTGTAAAGTCGTTAGCAACCATTGACTTATTGCCGCCATTATGCAAGTCCCCGTCAATCTTCATACCAGTACATCCTGTACCAAATGTTGATACGTTTTGTACATATGGAGATTTATTAATAATCCAAGTAGTGGTATCATCAACGCCGGTTCCTGGATCTAAAGAAACATAAGAGCCTCCGTTTGGACGTCTTGTTAAGTTTTGGTTTGTAGCACCTAAGGTGCCAACTTTTCCGTTTAACGACATGTTTCGTAGACCAGTACCATTATGCATTCTAAACATATCAATTGCTTCATAGCCTGCGGCTGGTTGTACTACTGTACTTCTTAACTCGTCGCCTACAATAGCTGTGTCAGCTGGTACAATAATTGGTAGTATTTCTAGAAAAAGTCCTGTGGATACAAATATTGTAGCCGGAGCTCTAGCCGTTACATCAGCTGATATATAATTACAAGCATATTTTATCGAAGCATATGCAGTATCCGGAGTACTACCAAATCCTACTGCATCAGTGCCACCTACTGAAACGTAATAAACTTTTACTGTTTGGTTTAAACTTTCCCATTTAACTGTAGCATCTTCGTTTACTTTAATTACTTCTCCTGCTTTACCTATAGTAAGGTTTGTAGGAGCAAGGGTACTTCCGTCATATCCAGTAGCAAACGTTCGTACATCACCTCGATATCTCAAAGTATTATTTACTGCCGATGTTGAATTACCTGCATATATGTTCCAGTATATAGACGCTCCGGTTTCCGGGTCTGTGTCAACAATTGGTCTTGCTTCGAATAAATTACTGTAGTGTTGTGCTTTACAAATATATGTAATACTTCGGTCCATAACAACATCACCAGGTTGATACTGTAAGTACGTACTATCTGATGCATCGTCTACCGTTTGATAGCCGCCGTATTCTCTCCACTCGCCTTGCCACATTATTCCAGTTTTAAGTAATAACCATTTAGTTAATCCGTAGTCTTGTGAGGCGATATCTGTTTCAATTGGATCAGATAATAAATCACCTGGTTCTACTAATTCGCTAGACGTAATAACCACTCTAGCTTCGTACAAATATCCATTTTTTCTTACTACACTACCAACAGGGTATGTTTGGGTTATATCCCAATCGCCCTTCATTTTGTAGCCTCTAGTTAATAATTCCCATTCGCCTGTATCTTGTAATCTGCCATTCTCGAACGGATATATACCAATATTAATTGTTAATGAAGTATAAGAATAACCACCGTAAGTTACAATATCTCCAGGTTGATACATCGTCGTTAGCAACCATTCAGTTTCGTATCCAAGTCCAGGTATCCATAGATCCCAATCATTAGCTAGATCAAACACATCAGTTCCGGACATTCCGCGCTTTGCTTTATACAAACTAGATCCGTATTTTACAATGTCATTAGTTTTGTGGTATAACCCGCTCCATTCGCCTTTGTATTCAATTCCTTCAACAATTAATTCCCATTTAGCAGCCGACGAATCTAAACCTAAGTCAGTACCAATACCTTCTTGTAGTCCGTCGTTACTAGTATGTCCTATTGTACATCTATAAATGTTTCCGCCATAGCGCACTACATCGTCTTTAATATATCTAGTTCCTACAGCCCAATTATCCTTCCAAAAATCACTACGTTGTAATATAACCCAGTTAGCTTGATTGGCTTCTAATCCTGCATCTACTGCACTTGATTGATGGTTAGTTATACATACGTACACAATGCCACTATAGCGCACTACATCATTCTTTTTGTATTCTGTAAAGCCGCTCCATACGTTTAGCCAGTTATAGCCTTTAGCAAACGGAGCCCACTTTGCTTGATCAGTTTCTAATCCCAATGCCACACTTGATGCACTAGAATGACTATCAATACAATTGTAAAGTATTCCTCTATATTTTACTAAGTCGTTTACTTTATAAAATGTCGAAGGTAACCAGTTGCCTTTCCAGTCAGTGCCGTCGACTACTTGCTCCCATTTAGGAGTAGATTCGCCTGATACTGTAAAGTCTAAGTCACTGTTAAAGTCTGCTGATGCTGTATGACTAATTAACGAAACAAAAGTCTTACCACCATATGAAACCATATCGTCTTTAATGTACGCTGTGGCTCCAGCCCAAGGACCTTTCCAATTGTAACGTATTCTATCAATTCTAAATTCTGCCATTTTCTTGTCCTAATTCTTTAAGTAAGTGTATTTATTTGGCCGCCCATGCCACTATGATTTACACAATAATAATATAGTGTCGGTGCGTTTACAGGTATTTGTATCTTAACATATGCGCCTTGTACACCTGCTACACCTAGCTTTGTAACTCCAGTAGTATATTCTACGCCACCGCCATGTGTTCCGTTTGGTGTTATTGAAAATCTAATTGGATGTGTGTTGTTACTAGCGTTAGCTTGTCCAAATGTATATGTTTGTCCTTCAAATAAGTTTAGTGTAGGTGTAACTATATCATTAAGGTAAAACTTATTACCTGTGCCATAACTATTAGTACCACTAGCTACTGTAACTTTAAAGTGTGACGGATTGTACGCACTAAGACCGTCTGTACTTACACCTGTAGGATACGTGTACGGTCTATTAATTCTTACAACTAGTTCGCCTTCATCGTTAATATAATAAAACAAATGTCTGTCATCCCAGCGCAGTTGTTCGTATGTTAAGTTTTCATAAACATAGTCATGGTTCTGATCACGTCCTTCAAAAAAGTCGACGCCTTGTTCAAAGTCACTGTAGTTGTTTGTAGGGTCGCCCGGCTTATTAACTTGGATCGATGCATCTGGATCCATTTGATCAACTTTTGTAAAAAACAATTCGCCGTCGTCGGTCCTGCGCAGTCCATAAAAGAATCTACCATCTAATCCACCTACAACATTGTCTTGATTATTTCCAAAATATGCCATGTTTTACTCCTATACTATATCTACGTAACTAATAATAGCATCACAGCTATTAGATAAATTACTTTGTACTAATAATGAATTGTTTGCTGGTATAATTAATTTTTCGCCGCCCAGCATTCCTTTAAAGCTACTGTTTGGTGCCACCATTACATCCTTCATAAAGAACCCTTCTACGCTTGTATCGTCCTTAACATAAATGTTAACGTTAATAGCAAACTCAGTTACGTTTGCAATATTGATTCCTAATACAGTAGCGTTAGTTGATCCGTCACTTGCGAACACTTCAATCTTTTGTGTTCCTATATCTTTAATAATTTTGTTTCTAAAATATGTTGCCATTTTTTTATCCTAACGCTAATACGTATTCTAATGCCAGCGACTCTGCATCACCAAAACTTATGCCGCCGCTTGAGCCTGCAACGGATACCCAGTTAGTTCCGTCATATAATTCTACTCTGGCTGCCTGTGTGTTATATCGAGTCATTCCTAATTCAGAGTCGCTTGGTATTGGACGTTCGGCATCTGCACCTACCGGAATAACTATTCCTCTTGTTCCTCCAAACTTAAAATATCCATTGCCTGTGTTCTCAAAAACGGTATTAGAATTAGAAACTGTATTTGTGATAATATTGTTTTTAATACTAAAGTTATCTATTACAACACTGCCAGTGCCGTTAGCAAGTAAGTTTAAGTCTGTGTTAGTACTTATCGTTGTGATAGTACTGCTGTCGATTTCTATATCTGCAACTTCTAACTTGTTTGTAACAAACTTAGTTGCTTCTAAACTAGCAGTTAGTGTGCCTGCATTATAAAATCTAATAATATTGTCATTTGCGCCTGGCGTAATTTCTGCTGTTATCTTAGTGTCGCCGTCTTGGTCTTCAAGTTTTGTACTTAACTCTACCCAGCTACCGTTATACCCTTCAAACTTATTAGTAGTAGTGTTGTATCGTGTCATGCCTGTTACAGGACTAGCGTTCCGTTGGGCTGTTGTACCTTTTGGAAGTAGCATACTATCCGTACTATTAACTTGCAGTATACCCGACGCCGGAGTTAATACCATATCTCCATCTGTGCTTAACACGTTTGTATTGAAACTAAAGTTTCCAGTAACAACACTACCGCTGCCGTTTGCACGTAGTTCTAAATTACTGTTACTTGTAGTAGTAGTAACAAAGTTGTCATCAATTAGTATATCACCAGTTGTAAAGCTATTTGCTGTAATCTTGCCTGTGCTATCTAATTCGTTAAGGGTAACTGTTCCGTTAACTGTAAGATCATTTGTAATAACAACATTGTTAGTTGGAACTAAAATAGTACCAGTGCCATTTGCACGTAGTTCTAAATTACTGTTTGATGCAGTAGTAGTAATAAAGTTATCATCAATTCTTATGTCTTCAAAGTTAGCAATTCCTGTTACAGACAATATTCCAGTTATGGTTGCATTATTTGCATTAAATCCACTAGTTGATTGTACATTTGCAAAGTTAGTTGTTCCGTTAATCTGTAAGTCGTTTGTAATAACGACATTGTCATTTGGAATAACAACACTGCCTGTGCCATTTGCTTTAAGTTCTAAATCACTGTTAGATAATGTAGTAGTAATAATGTTGTCGTTAATTTGAATATCTTCAAAATCAATCTGACCATTAATTGTCATAGTATCATTTACTACAATGTTTCCAGTAGTAATATTTTCAGCAGTTACTGAGTCTAATACAGTATTACCGCCTACTGTTAAATTGTTGTCGACTACTACATTGCTATTGGAAACTCGTACAACTCCGCTACCGGACGCTTCTAATTCTAAGTCACTGTTACTATCAGTTGTTCTTAATAAGTTTCCTGTAATTTGTATATTTTCAAAAAACGCTTGTCCTAAAATAGACGTTGTGCCGCTTACATTTAAGTTTCCTGTAATAGTTGCAGTATCACTTACATTTAAGTTTCTTGGAGTAAATGCACCAAGTACGTTTAAGTTTTGTTCAATAACAAGATTATTACTCGGCAATCTAATAACGCCAGTGCCGTTAGCTCTAAGTTCTAAGTCACTGTTACTTTGTGTTGTGCTAATAATGTTATCATCAATTTGTATATTTTCAAACTGGAATGCACCATTAACACTTAATGTGTTAACGTTTAAGCTATTTGCTGTGATGTTGCCAGTTGCTGTAAGACTAGCAAGAGTAGTTGTCCCGGCAACACTAATGTTACCCGTAACTTCTAAATTACTACTTGGAATAGTAACGTCACCAGTTCCGGATGTACCTAACTCTAAATCACTATTAGTGTCGGTTGTACTAATTGTATTGTTTTGAATGTTTATATTTTCAAAACTAGCTTGCCCGGCAATAGTTGCTCCGCCGCTAATTGCTAAGTCGCCTGCAACAGTAGTTATTCCAGACGTTTGTGTAATATTACCCGATACTGTTAAATTGTTTTGTGCAACTACATTTCCAGAAAATGTTGCTGTTGAATCAAATTGTGTTGTTCCGCTAACTGTAAAGTTACTGCTTGGTACTGAAACTGTACCAGTACCGTTTGCACTTAATTCTAAATCACTATTACTATCACTAGTACGAATTCTATTTCCAGTAATATTAATATTATCTAAGTCTAATTCATTTGCATAAATCTGATTCCAACGTTTAGTAATTGATCCTAAATTATAAGTTGCAGTTAAGTTTGGAGTTAGGTTACTATCTATGTCGCCAGTAAACTGAATACCATCTGTGTCTGCATCACCAATTGTAATGTCACCACCGATTGTAACGTTTCCAGTTACATCTAAGTTTCCAGTTATGCTAGTGTTGTCAGCAAGTATTATACTTCCTGATACACTTGATATTGTCATGTCTGTTGTAAGAGTTTTTATTGTACTGCCCTGGATTCTAAAGTCTCCAGTTTCAATTTTAGTACCATCAATAAATGTAGTATCACTGCCTGTTTGGAACGTTAAACCATTAG